TGGAACATCTTTTTGTTCAAGCCAATTATTTCCTATCTTTGCTTCCAATGCAAGTGGTACATTGAAATCTATCGACCATCTCCTATTAATAAGATTGATAAGATTAGCTTGAACTGCGTCGATAACTTGTACTACATACTCTGTTTCATCGGGATGTACATCAATCACAATGGAATCATGTACAGAATTTACCACACAACTTTCATAATGCACAAGTCGTTTATGTATTTCTACTAATGCAAGTGGAACTATATCGGCAGTTGCAAATGCTTGTACAGGATAATTCTTTATCTGTGTAAAGTTTGTTACAGTGCCATCTCTCTTACGCTGTGTGTTAGGGAATACAAACTCCCTCCCACTGGGCAGTTTAATGAAACCATAGCTAACTACTTGCCTTGCTAATTGCTTGTGCCATGTAGCTACTCCCTGATATTTTTCCATGAAGTGTTCGTAGTACGCCGATTCTGCAGGTGTTCTTCCATATCCTGTGGCTCCGTACAGGGGTGCGAATGTATGAGTTTTAGCTGTTTGTCTAGATGTTGTTTGGCCTGCCTCCGTAATAACCTTTGCTGTGTACGAGTGAACATCAAATCCTTCTTTGACTTCTTTGATTGCTGTTTCATCTTGAGATAAGAATGCTGCAACCCTGAATTCTAGTTGAGCAAAGTCAGCTTCCATAATCTTCCCACCTTCCCAACGTGAAACAAATACACGCTTCACAGGAAATGTATTTCCTCTTGGCATGTTCTGCATGTTGGGATTGGAACCACTGAACCTACCTGTTGCTGTGACATGTTGATTCAATCTCACATGCAACATGCCATCACCTTTTATGAAAGCTGCAATGCCATCTACGAAATTGCTGAGGTAACTGTCCAGGGCTGACAGTCTTCTGAGCTTACTTAAAAACTCAGATGCCTCATGCATTTGCTTTGATACAGCTACCCTTTCGAGTATTTCAAGGCTGTCTTTTGACGTACTAAACCCGTTGGCAGATGCCCACTTTGAATTGGGGGCTGTGAATTTAAGTCCTGCGACATCTTTCGTCTGCTCATAGATAAAGCCTGAGCCATTACATGCATTGCATTTCGTAGCCCTTTTGAATGCGGAACCATCTTTCTTAACCTTATAGATAGACCCTATACCAGAACACTCACTGCACTGTATAGCTTTTGTTTTATACAGGGTAGAGAAGTTCTGTTTCACTGCTGCTTTGAAATCTGTATCGGACATATAAGGTGTGATAGCTGATACCCACCTAGACTTGTCCAATGGTTTCCTACTATAAACTACCCACGATAATTGCTCAGGGCTATTGAGATTGATCGGTGTATCGCCCATAAGCTTATGCACCTGATCATTTAAATACTTCTCAATCTCAGATTTCTCGGTAATGAACTGGTGTCTTACTTGTTCCAGTGCTTCCATGTCTACCTTGAACCCTGCCTGATACATCCTAGCAAGCACTACAGTGACTTCGTTAGTGAGATCGATAGTACCCACTAGCCCTGCATACTCAGGCTGCTGTAGCTTGTTCTGGATGGATTTGTAGACCCATTCAGTAGCACCTAGATCATGGCATAGATATTCTGAGAGTGTTGCATGGGGGATATCTCGTACTGAGATACCACGTTTGAGATAATCTTTGATGACATCCTGTTTCTGGACAGGGGAATTGTGTCTCATTGCCACTGATCCCAAGTCAAGGGGGTTAGTTATACCACGTAGTAAGATGTATTCACCTAACATTGTGTCGAATACTTTACCTGTGTACTTAAACCCACACTCCCAGAGCCACAGTAGATCGTGAGAGATATTGTGACCTATGAGTAGGGTAGTTTTGTTGAGAGCTTCCTGTACATTATGTCGGTACTTATCTACATTTACCTGCACTTCCGAATGATCGAAAGTATAGACTTGTGGTTCTTGGTCAAGGTGCTTGATACCTACCATGACTAAAGTATTACCTTTCTCGAATGGATCTAAGTGTTTCTTTCCATCTCGTACAGTGACTGTGTTCTCAACGTCCAGTGTCGTAATCATCTTTATACAACTCCCTCACTAGTCTGGATGATACCAGATAGTAGTTGTGTAACTTGGTGGTTGTGTGTTTTTCCTCTGTGTGCTTTGCTTCAAGCATGTTAGCAGCTGCACGTACACCCGCTTCAAATCCTTTTACAAATGCTCTCATCCTAGCGTTAGCAGCTTCCACACCTGCAGGTGTCATAGGTACTTGATAGGATTCGGATTCTCTCCATGCTTCATAGGCTCGTGATACCACATGCCGTTCTTCTTTTTTCCTCTTGTGTGGGGTTTCCTGTACCCTATCCGTGTCTGTGCTGCCACAGTCTGGACACTCTAGTGACTCAGCACCAAGTGGCCAGATTGCAACCCACTCATTATGGCATTCCAGGCACCATGCTTCGCCGTTACACCACGGTCCAAGTTCTTCCGTCATGTGTTCTTCTCCTTTAACTTGGTTCTTTCAGTCGTAGCCCTGTTACGATATTTACCACTTGTTCTTCTCCTTTAGCTTGGCTTCAATGGCTCGGGCAAATCCCCATCGATCAAACCACTCTGAATTACTTGCATCAAACTTTTCGGACAGATAACCTAAATCTTGTATCTCCTCATCCGTCAGCCCAACCCATTCACGCTTTGGTGGTGCGGTGTAAACCGGTATGTTCCATTCTCCTTGCCGAGTTGGTGAGAATCTTGAATACCCCCGGTGCATTAGATTGAAATCCGAACACATCCACGCTACCGGCTCTTGCTCTGTCTCCAGTGCTTGGCGCAAGGCGTTAATCGCTTCCGAGTAGTAATCTTCGTCACCAAATTCCATGCGAGCCACATCGTTTGAATCCTCCAGCGCCTCAAGCGCCATCTGCATAGCTTCTCTGCTCATTGATCCCTCGCTTTCAGCATGGCAATTCCTAACCGTATTGGGTGAATCCTAGAGCAAGGATTTGCTCAAAGGATACTTCTCCGTTGATTTCTAGCAGAGCGTTAAACTTGTCCTCTGCGTCCTGTGCAGTGTAACTTAGTTCCCAGTCATCGCACCCCCCAAGATAGCACATGGGACAGCCTAGATCATTATCGGACAATAGGACACTGATGTAGCGGTTGTCATAGAGAACATGGAAGTCTTCGTTGAATCTTTTGTAGAATTGTTTCTCTTTCATCTCTTGCTCCTTGTTGTTCACTGTAACCATAGTACAGCACCGTTTGAATAGCCTGTCAACCTCAAGGGTTATTCAACTCCGAAATGTTCTTTAATGCCTGTTGCTGTTCCATCCAATGCGACATTCCACCCTTGATGGAATTCGTTTGTGAGGTCAAACTTTTCTTCATCGTGCTTGCCATTTAACACGAGACAGACACATTCCCTCACAATCAACTCGGCGAACTTTCCATAAGTTGAAAATTCATCATCAACAATGTACATCCCGGCCTGTTCAGCAAGTAGTTTAATTCGTTCGTTCATATCAGCCCTTATAGTTTACTAATACTTGTAGGCATTCCCATTGCCCCAAAGTAAAACTAACAACACGATTGTTTATGCTCACATCAAAGCCCTCACCATTTCTCCTTAATGCCGTGTGCGGCTTCAATGGCTCTGGCAAAAGCAAAGGCAAGTCGTTCATCTTGTGCTCGTAGCGTCTGATTGGTTGCAGTAATGTAGGCTGTGTAAATCTCCCCGTTTGTCAGCGGCTTGCGCTGTGGTGGGGTGGTGTACATTGGCAAAGCTCGTTGGTTTTCTTGAATTTCAGTAGGATTGTCAGTTACATAAACGGACTGCCCGTCTTGCGTGTAAACCATCCAAGCCGCAGGCTCTTGCTCTGTTTCCAGTGCTTCGTGCAACGCCTTCAGCAGATCCTGATTGACCTCATGCAACCGGCGCAGTTCGACGGCGACTTTGCGCCCGTTGTAGTTACTGATTCTGCCTTGCGTGAACTCGTCATCCAAAGCATCAGCCAGATGCAAGGCTTCGGGTTGTTTCATAGCTTCTCTATCCATGATTTTTCTCCTTTAGCTTGGCTTCAATAGCTCGGGCAAATCGGTACATTCTCCGATCTTCCTCGTACCCGTTCATATCGTGTATCTCCTCATCCGTCAGCCCAACCCATTCCTTCTTTTGTGGTTTGCTTGAAATACAGGTAACCGTATAAGGCCTGCCACACTGGCAACTCCATGCCACAGGCCCGTCTGCTGGTGTCTTTGCGTTTTTGTTTTCGCTCATAATTTACCCTCATCCAACCGGTGGTCGCCACACCAGTCCATGCCAAAGACGGCGGGGAAGCCACCCATCGTGGGTGCATGTCTGCGACACCGACCAAACGACCCCTTCTCAGTGGAGACAGGCGCTCCCGCCTTGGGGACGTACCACATGCAGGTCTGACAACGCATCCCAGCAGATCGGTGCTTCCAGGGGTCCTTGATTTCAAAAGGGCCTTTAGCGGTCGGTCCTTCAAAGTTAGGGATAGTGCTTGCGTTACTTGTGCTCATCATTTAACTCCAAAAGTTTCCTTGATGTCATCTCTAATTTCTTTCAATGCATTGTAAGTCCACTCACATGCAAGCTCACCGGATCGACTGTTACCTACAGGGATACGATAGGTTTAAATCTTGTCTATGCATTCTTTAGCGGTAAGTTCCATAACTTTTATAAGATGTGTTAATGCCGATTCAGACCATTCACACTCACCATATACTTCTTTAAGAATTTCTAACCTGTTCATTCTTCAACTCCAAAATGTTCTCGGATCTTCTCGCTGGCATTGTGTAAAGCCCAAACATATCGGTCGCTATCTTCTTCAGGGTCGGCCATGCCATCAACAACTTGGATACATTCCTGAACAATCAACTCGGCGAAATCTTCAAGCAAATCCTCACGTGGTGTAACAAACCACACAGCAGATTTCTTAGCAAGTTCTTTAATTCGTTCGTTCATTCTTCAACTCCGAAATGTTCTTTTAATGAAACCACTCCAAGGTTCAACCCGCCCTGAATAGGCATTGGAACTCCTGACCTTTTTATTTTTTCCAGTTCGGAAATACATTCTCTAACAATCAACTCGGCAAACTTTTCTTGATTGAATTTGTAATAAACTAATTCTTTTTGATTATACGAATCCCAAGTAGTATAATCATGTTCAGTAGCCTGTTTGATAAGTTCTTTAATTCGTTCGTTCATTCTTCAACTCCGAAATGTTCTTTAATGCCTTGAATGTTATCATAACACTTCTCAGCACATATCTCAAAATCTTCTTTAAAGTTAGGGCGATGTTCAGATGCACTCAAGGCATACAATCTTTCCGCCTCACTATTCAGATATTGACAACATTCCCTGATAATTAACTCGGCGAACTTTTCAAGAGTCTGTAGTTTGTCATACTGTTCCCCAGGCGGTTGCCAGTTGTGAATAAAGCCGTTTTGTTCAGCAAGTTCTTTAATTCGTTCGTTCATTCTTCACCTCTAAAGTGGTTCTCTACGAAGTTATAGAAGTTAATAGTACTATCAACACTATTGGCCCACCGATCAAACTCATTTAGTGGACAGCTAATATCTACAAAGAAATCAGGGTATGCCCAGTAACGAAACCTATAGAGACGATTACCTTTCTTAGCCATGGCACCTATCTTAAAGAAGTCACGGTCAACACTAAACCCACGAAGCTTTAACATGGTTTTGAATTGGCTAGGACTCATGCCCCATAGCCTATCACGATCAGGTTTTTTAGTGTGGTATTTAAATCTCATGATCTTTGACCCTTGTGTTCACTCTTCAACTCCTCTAGCTTCTCATTGTAGTAATCACGATAAATACCTGCACATATAAATCCTACAAACACTGCAGTTAGGGCTATCAAAAGTAGCTTTGCATCTATGTAGGCAAAGATACCAAACAATACAATAGGCACTAGATATCCTAGCAATACCTTGATTGCATACCACCTTGCCTGATTTTCAATACTTTTATTCATGAGAAGTACACTCCAGTGGAATAATCAAACTCAGCATGGATGATTCGGTGTATACCATTGATCTTATTCTTTACAATATTCAGGTGTCTCTGTCCATCATCACCATCTGTAGAGTCCTGCAATGGAGGATTACGTGCAATTAAAATCATTAGGTCACTCTCTCCTGCAAGTCCTGTCTTACTGCCTTCAATCATGGCTTGAGATAGAACGATCTTACCTTCAGCCTCAGCAGATAACTGTGTGCAATAAACTACAAGACAGCCATACATCTTCCCAATGTTTCTTGCATACACTGCATTGGCTTTAAGTACTGCAGGGTCTTGAGTAGATGCCCCATCTTCAGCGAACTTAGATCCAATGTCAAGCACTACAATGTCAGGCTTGTGTGTCTTGATCACTGACTCTGCCCATCTCATGGTCTTACCCGTAGCATCTACGAACTTTATATTATCTTTTATAGGGTCATAAAGCCTGTGTGCCTGTGCCTTGTCAGCAGCTATCTGTGTCATGGTCATACCTGTAGCTGCTGTCATGTACCTGCTAGCCACTCGCTCTGGCTTCTCCTCATTACATAGAATCAAGATACGTGCCCCCTGTGATGCCCACCCATGAGGTGAAGCACATAAGGTACTGTGAAAGCTTGACTTACCTACATTAGATCTAGCACCTATCACAAACAGCATTCCATTGTCTAACCCTTGTACTGAATTAAACAATGAAGGTATGTTGAATCTCCACTTGGTATTGCTAGCTGCCTTGTCCAACAGGTTATCAATGCTATTGTCTACATAATTAACTCGTATCTGTGGGGTGAAATCATCTTGGTAACTATTAAGGATATGCCTCAGTGGTTCCATGGTGCTCTGCTCACCATTCACATACTGGAATCCTAGGTTAGCTACCTCCTCACCTACTAGTTGCCTGAACAGGTTACTGATTATTTTCTGTGCTACATCTGCACCCATGACAGAACTTCCATGTATCTTTTTAAACTCAAGATGCATGGCATGTTTCTGTGCCGTTGTAAGTGTGGGATTCTCGGTGAAATA